CGCTTACGATATCTTCCAACGTTTCCATCTTTCCGCCCGGTTCGATCCGCTGCGCGATAACCATTAGTTCCATGTTCGCCTCCCACGCGCATAGCGTGGCCGGCTTAACCCATGGATCGGACCATGCGACCAACACACACGGCGGCGTGATCGAATCCGGCAAATGGTCTACGATAGAAACGGACGTAGGCAACCACGCCGCTAATGCGGTTGCGATATCCGTCCGGCCTAGCGCGAGATTCACGCGATCCCCCAACCACCTGCGACGGTTTCGGTAGCCGGTTCGTAGAACGGAATTAACGACGCCTCATAACGCATCACTAGATCGCGCGCCGTACGGACCGGTCCGGTTTCCGACATACCCATGATGCCGAACGTGGCGTCCGGTTGCTTCCAAACGTCCACGCCTAGCGACAACGCGACATTTGCAATCGTGGCCGGTACCGGTTCAAATTGCGCCGTCTTACCGCACCAATCGTCAATCGCTTCCGTTGATTGTTCGCATACGCGTTGTAGGCGCGGGTCCGTGGTATCGCGGTATGCAAGTTGTTTCGCCAATTCGGCCGGTTGCACGTATAGGACAACGGGCGCCAATCGCGTACGTTGGGGAATACGATGATTGGCGCCCGTTGCCATTGCCTACGCGCTTCCGTCCGGCGGAATCTCATCCACATAAACCGGATCGCCAAATTCCGTATCCGATTGCGTCTGCGGTTCCGTTGCCAACGGCGCCGCGCCTCCCACCCATGCACTACCCGACCATGTGACGCGACCGGGAATGCCAACCGTTTGCGTTTGGCAATACTGACCGGTTGTCCATGGCGTGGCCGGCGTCGCAACGATGCCAGTGCATGCGGCCAAATCCGCGGGAGGCGTAGAACCGGGCGGCGTCCACGTACCGGGAATGCCGGCGGTTGCGCCGGTAGCCGGAATGACGGGCGGACCGGTCCATAACGACGGCGGATAACTAGTGTCGTAATACGACATTCAATATCCCTAAGCCCAATCAATCTTCACAACGCCGTTGTTTTGCGCCGGCGGCGTATTGGATGGTCCGGCTTCCGCCGTAACCGGCCGATAGAACGCGACGATAGATTGCACGGACAATTGCCGGCCGAACACGGATGGTTCTACCGCTTGCAACACGGGAAGTTGCTTTTCGTAAACCTCTAGTCCGAAACTATTACCGACATAGATATCCTTATCGGTAATACCCGGCGTAACGACAAATCGCAGTCCGGCCAAACCGGTAAAGAATTCGTTATTACCGCCGGACTGTCCCCATGCGTTAACCGGACCAACCGGCGGAATCATCGGACGGCCGGCCAAATCGGACTTCCCGATAAGCGCACCCCATCCCTTAGCACCCATCGCGGCCCATGTTGGCAACATGCCGGTATTTTCGAACACTAGCGTAGACGCATCGCCAAACGCTTGCGTAACCGCTGCGGAATCGGCATCCGCCGCGAGCGGAATGGTTGCCGTTGTCCTAGCCATTTCGGTAACGGCGGCGCGTTCCGTATACGCTTCCAACCGCCTATTCATCTGCGCGACAATCATGTCATAAGCACTAGGAATAAGCGATTCCGCCAAGAGGCTAATATTGATATAGCCGCCAACTACGGTACCTTGCACGGGATCACTCAAAATGTCCCACGCTTTTGAGACTAGCTCACTTTTCTCTTGACCTTGTGGCGCAACGCCGGTATCGAAATTAGGGTCCACAATTCGTGGACGCATAAAGCTTCCGGAAACCATGGGGTTAACGCCGAGCGCGCTAAACAACGGACGGCCGGACGGGCGCGGATTCAATACCGCGCCGACAACCGGCGCGACGACCAATCCGTTAAACCCACCCGCGGTTGGAATCGTATTCGATTGGTCGTAACCGATATGTTCGGCCGCGCGATGGAACTTTTGCCAACGGACAAGCGCGTTATTATCATCACGCAAGTGGAATGCGTCCCACAAATACTCACCCGCGTTGCGGTACGTGAAATCCTTAGCGATAACGCTAGGGTCCAACGATCGAACGCGGTTCCTCACGGAATCCGCCAATTCCAAATCGCCGGAAACACTTTCGATTTGCTTATCTACCGCGGCGATACGCGCCTTGTAGTTTTGGATAGTGGACAAATCGGTTTCGTGCAAGTCCCTACCCTCATCCGCGGCGACGGATGCGAGGTTTTCGATAATCGAAACCTTTTGTTCCCGTTCGTCTAGCAACTGCCTAAGAAATCCGTCAATTGCCATTTCGGCATCCCTTCCGGAAAAACGTTTGATTGTTTCTCTACGGTTGGTTGCCGTTATTGCTTGCACGGATGCGGCCGGACGGCCGGTTGCGTGGTCGCACGAACGGGATACAACGTCCTAGGCCGCGAATGTACGCCACGCGTCCATCCGCAGTCAACGGATTGGCGCCTAGGTGGCCGCGTGGGCCGCGTGCGGCGCCAGATGGTCCCCTAGTGGCCGGCGGCGCCGTGGCGCCCGTCTACGGCCGTTCTAGGGTCCGTCGTCGCGCTCGCGCTTGACCACGCGGAACAACCGCACGGTAGCAATCACGCCTAGCACGTATCCGACTAGGAACGAAAAGGCGAACGTACCGGCTAACGAAACATTTGACCAATCAATGTCCGCTACCACGATTGTCCGTTAAGTAGCGAAGTCCATGATTTCTGCCCACATGACGTATCACTACCGCCTAATCCATGTTCGCTATCGAATCGCGCCTTAGCGTTATCGGTTCCGTTCCCCCATACGCCATCATAATTCGCCATGTTGCTAGCGTTCATGTACCCGCCCGCGGCTAGCAAGTGTTGCATCCGCTTCACGTCCCAACCGCTATCACCACGCGACAGATTGGGGATTCCGTCAATGGTATGCATTAGCGCACCCCATGTCCATGGGTCGCATATTCCGTCCGGTTGTCCGCCTATCGCGCCTTTCCATGCGTTAAGCGCATTCTGCGTACCGTTGCCAAATACGCCATCGTAGTTCGCTACGTTGGATTCATTCATGGCGCCTACCGCGCACATTAAATGTTGCATCCGCAGCACGAACGTACCGCTATCGCCAATCTGTAGAACCGGCAACGTATCCATAAGCGGCGTCCACCAATCGGAACCGGCCGGCGGTTGCGGCGTAGGTGGTTGCGGCGTAGGCGGTAATGGCGCCGCGCCGGCGCGTGCGAGACATTCGTTACGGATATCCTCTAACGACCATGTTCCGGAACTATTCACGGAACGCGGGCGCCATGATCCCTGCACGGCGTCCGCCGTCGCCGGATCAATTTTTCTATCCGTCCATCCATCTCCCGCGCCTAATGCATGCGTAAATACGTCACTAGGCAAATTGCCAAACCGACGGTTCATTTCGTTGGACGCTACAAAGTAACTATTGATTTGTTCGATAGGCCAAATTTCGCCTACGCCATTATTAGCGACTTCAAAAGCCCATGTCGTAGAATTACCGGAATCTTTCGGCACTGTGCCGCGAGATAGGTTTAACGGTCCGCCTTTACCGGCGGTATTCGCTGCGCCGGCCGCAACCATCCATATAGAACCGTCGCGCATAATCGTTGCGTTGCCTACGGGCGCGTCATCGCATCCGACCGTTTGCCAGTGAATATCATTTTCCGGCGAAGTTTGCGACGCCGTATGATGCCATTGCACGCCTAACGGCGGATTGGCGAAACCGCCGGACGAACGTGCACGCGTCTGCCATCCGTCCGATTCGACTACGACAATGCCAACGGCGCGTAGCCATTCGGCCGCATCCACATAGTAGATACCCATTATCGCAACGCGCCTTGCCTACGCAACCACGCGAATAGATGCGCGATAATAGCGATGAGGATTTCCCGTTCGTCTACCGAAAGTGCGTCCCAATCAATGGACTCGCGGTTTTGTAGCCGGCGCAAGGCGTGAAGCTTGCGCGCTACCTGTTCCGCATCCGCCGGCGCCGTATCTAGTGCGTCGTCGTCGTCGTAGTCGCCAAAGTCCGTCATAGCAACATGAGTCCAAACGCGATACCGCCAACCGCTAGATACGCCAACGGCGTCGCGTACACACTTACGGACGATTTGATCGCGGTAAGCAATGCGGCTAGTACCGCGATGATTAAAGCGATGAGGAATAGAACGTCTGCGGCGCCCGTGTTATTGCTTGCGATATCGGCAATCATGCCGGCGCCTTTCGCATGGTATCCAACCATTGTCGGATTTCGTCTAGATTTGGCGTGGCCGGTTCGATTTGCATTGCCTCGCGCATAGCAACGATGCCGGCATTCGCGTATGCCGGCGTAGGCGTGGCCGCTACGTGATCGATATGCACTTGTACCCGCGAAACGATATCGTCAATAATTCGCGGCGGCTTACGATCCGCGAAATGCACGCTTAGTCCCCTATGCGATTCGTCCAACATGGAAACGATTTTGTCTAGGTCGCGCGATGCGTACAAACGGAATGTGGCGTATGCGCCGTCGTCTCTATCTTCCAACGTGGTCGCATATCCAATACGCGAATCCAACGATGGCGTTTCGCTATGGTCTAGTTGTAGCGAAATCCATCCGGCGTTACGCCGCCGTTCCGCCGTTTGCGCCATGAACAAACAACTACGCGGCATGAATTGCTCGCGGTAGGTAACTAGTGCGCCGTTAGCATCGTATTCCGTTACTTGCGTCGGTTGCATGTACGGAACAATTCGCCCATCTACCGTGCGACCGTCGTCGTCCGATCGAATATGCCAATCGTCTACGGTAAAGACGCGTTCCATTAGTTAAACGTACCTTCCGCTAGCGTTTCCAACGATTCCGTAGGCGTATTCGGCAACCGCCGTTCCGACATGCGGATTTCGTCAATGGTGATAGCGCGATTTCCCTTTTCGTCAATCATGTTGAACAACACGCTATATGTATCGGCGCGTTCTTTCGGACTAGCTTGCACATATGGGTCGCGATCAAATTCCATACGGGTACCACGCGGTAAAGCCCATTGACTAATGGCACTTGCTACCGTGATCGCCATAGTCCGCAACGTGGCGCGCCAGTGATACTCGAATAGCGATTCCGCATTGTTATAAACTAGTCCGTCGGGTTGCGGTAGTCCGATGAGGAACGGCGGTACGCCGAATGCGCTAGCGATCCGCGTTTCGTCAAACACTCGCATGTCAAGTAGCGCCATATCGCGAGGCGAAATGCTTAGCGTCTCTAATGTCAGATCGCCGGACAGAATGGCCGGCGCGCCGCTGCGGCTACGCGCCGCATAAATCCAACGGTTGCGCAAGTCTTCCGCTTCCGTACCGTTTAGATGCCGGTTCGTCCGCATGATCGCCCATGGAACGCCGCCGTTAGCCGCTAGGTCCGCGCCGTACTTTTCCATCGCGGCGGCGCCTATGACGG